GACAGGGCCAGTAAAACCGGATGTAGTTGCATCACCAATATCGGCAAATACTTTCGAAGGACTTGAAATACCAAGTAATTTCTTAACCATACCTGGAAGGTTTCCAAAAACTAATTTTAGGGCTTTTCCGATGCTGAACATACTCATGAACCCGTCGAGAGCAGATGATGCAATATCACCTAAAGCAGAAAAACTAAAAAGACTAGTAATTGCATCGATGGCGCTAGTGAAAGCCCCGGATATAATACCTCCGAGACCACTGAAAATACCTGTTATAGAATCGATCAAGCCCCAAAAAGTATCTGAAATCCAGGTAACAGCGCCGCTAATTGTTTCCATAAGGCCATCAAATAACTCGCCCCAGAATTCCCAAGCGGTAGTAAACCAGCCTACAATTCCTTCCCAGGCACCGGTAAAAATCTCAACTACGCCTTCCCACATTGATGTAAACCAACCACTCACCATGGGCCAAGCAGTACCTGTAAACCACTCGCCTAGCATTGTAAAAACCGCAGCCACTGCCGTTATCAACAACGTCCAAAAAATAATTGGAATTGCATTAGTTACAGCCAAAAACATTAAGCCCAAGAAGCCTACAATTTTCGCCACAGTGCCAGGATTATCAATAACCCACTGAAACAAGTTTTGAAAAAGATTCATTAATGCCATTAATATAGGGCCCGCATTTTGCCATAGAGCTTCCATTATTGATGTGAAGCCCTCGGTCATGGCTGTAATCATTTTACTATTACCTTGCAGATCGCCATTTAGACCGCCGGCCAAGTCATTAATAAAACCCGGGAGGCCTTCCAAAAGTGCTGTCAGCCCTGATGAAAACCAAGAGATCATTTGAGCTCCGATTTCATCGGCGCCAGTAAAAATATCACCCAATCCAGCGCCGGCATTTTCAGCAGAAACAGCAATCTCTTCAAGAGAACGACCAGATGAGGCAGCATAAGCAGCAAGGTCGTCACCGCTCATCGTCGCCATAGCAGCCTGGTCAGCAAGACTTTGTGAAAGATCTTTTACTCCAGTAAGCATAGTTGTAAGACCTGCACCAATTCCGCCGCCATCGCTAAAGAAAACGGTTCCTAATGCGGTTCCAAGATCAATTGCAACTTGCTGCATATCTTGAAAAATTGTGTAAAGTTCTTGAAGCTTTTCTCCGCCACCAATACTAAAGCCAAGAGAAAATCCGTCCTTAAATATACCGCCAAGTGTATCTGCAATTTCTTTGAAAGGCTCAACCGTAGCTGCGATGCCATCCGCAGCCTTTGCTAGCGCTTCTTCAGGGGATAGTTCTTCAACAGCCTCATCAGCACCATCCATAATATCGTCAAAAGACATATCGGCATTGGCGGGATCAAACATCGCAGCAAGAGCGTCTCCAGTTAAACCCGTCTGTTGCTCCATGTATTTTAATTCTTGCCGACTGAGATCTCCGATCGTTTTCCCAGTATCCATAAAGCTTTGGCGCAACATATCCATTCTTTCAGCTGGATTTTCAGCATTCATCATGGCCATGGCGTCGACGTTCATTCCGAACGCTTCAGAAAGTTTTGCGGCAGATTGTGCAGCGCTGTCAAAGTTATCAAACTTATCAATGAGTTTAGTCAATTCGCCCATTTCAACACCGAGCTTAGCCGCATAAGTTGCTGTCGCTGCAAGCTCCTTTTGACTCATCTTTCCAAAGTTTACAAAATCTTTATTTAATACATCGAGGTTTTTACCGATTACCTTAGCACTGACGCCAAACTTTTCACTTAAGCCAACTGTTGCAACAAGTCCTTCGTTTAATTCTTCTTCAAGATTTCTTCCAGCTGCTCTTGCGGCAGTAGCCAATCCTTTGAATCCTTCTCCAGAACCGCCAATCATTTCGCTCATTAATGCTGCTTTACCCGCGGTAGCCGCGAAGTCATCATTAAATCGATTAAGAGATGCCCCCATTGCTTTGGAGAATTCACCAATCTTTTTAACGGCACCGCCACCCCAGCGACTGTCCCATATGGCAAAGCCAGAAGTGCCTGCCTCACCCATGGCTTTATTTAAACCGTGGACCGCTTCAGCAGCAGCAGCGCCTTCATTGGAACTTATATCGCCAAGATCTTTCTTTACTTCACGGAAAGCACGGCCGACTTCCCTACCTCGCTCTGCTGCTTCTTTTGATGCCTTGATTAATCCCGACATCGCATTTCCAGCAAAATTAAATACAGCCTTTGTAGCGTCTAATAGAAGACCCACAACGGCGCCTAGGCCGCCAGATGCTGCATCCATAGCAGCTCCAATTGCCTTACCCATTTTTGTTGCGCCGGATCCAACGCCATTCATAGTTTTGGGCATGCCCTTAAGAGTGCTTTGCATCTCTTCGGCTTGCTTTGCTTGGTCTCCCATTCCATTTTTACAAAGCTTTTCCATTGCAGCTTGAGAACCTTTAATTGATTCTGTAAAGCTCTGTTGGCCGGCCATCATTTGTTGTTGTTGCGTAACGCAATTAGCTAAAGCGGCGCATAACTGCTGCTGCAGTTCTAATTGCGCTGATAGTTCTTCGCTACTTGGGTTACTCATGGCGGCGTAATTCTCCTAAACCTGCTTAACAATAAATATGTCCGTGGGAGAATTTCTAATTAAATTGGCCAAGCTTTGCCAACCACCTTTTGATAATTTTTTGCCGCTTCCTTCTTTTTTAAGATGAGATTAGAAACAATCTTTAAATTTGCTTCTCTCTGTCCAAGTGCTTCATACAAAGATTTTGATGCAGATAGAACTTCTCTATAAGCTCGAGCCTTTGCAGGGGACGAAGTAATCGAGACGGATTCGGTTTTTCCGGTAATATATTTAATGCTTTCGACCAATAATTTTTTTGTCATAGAAATTCCTTCATTATCATCTTAACAATAAATATGTTTTTGCAAATAAAAAATCCGCCAAATGGCGGATCTAATTATTATATTTAAAGATAAATTTATTTTTCAATACTTACTTTTAAAATTTCAAGTGCTATTTTCCGGTGGCGGCTTACAAATGCCCTCCTCAATCAGGTGCATAGCTGTTCTTCCAAACCAGCCTTGTAGCTGCCAACAGAGGCCCGTATCGATTAAAAGTTGCCATGCTTCATTCAACTTATTTTCATCGTCGCATTCTATAAATCCTTCTGCAATTCCAATAGCTTCAAATTGGTCCATTGTATCCTCCGCCATTAGTCTAACAAACAGTATTTATCGGTTCGATTATCAAAAAAAACTCGATCTTCCTCTCCAAGAAGATCTAAAGCCATTTGAACTCCGCTGGTGTCTATATAGCCCGAAGAAAATTCATCTTCAAAAAATTCTTGTTCCAATACTTCTACAATCTCATTTATTTCTAAATTGTCTTCGTACAAAACTTCACAAATCGCATTCTGCAATTTTAAGAAAAGGTTTTTTGTAGCACTCATATACGCTCTCCATAACGTGTGACAGAAATATCTCTGCTCAACGTATATAATGTATCCCACCAAGAATATTTTTACACATTTTTTATAAAATTAAGTAAATTTTCTATGGCGGGCCGGCACTTGGTTACGATGACGCCCCTGCATTTGGCGTGTACCCGGGTCATTATGATGTGCGGCTTTGGAATTATTTGTTTTATTAATTTCTTTTTGCAATCTGTCAATAAACCACAGCCGCTGCCATATAGGTACATTATAAGCATCTTGATAAGTGAAACCGAGATAGTACATCAAAAGAAATACTTGCTCAAGATAAATATCTTTTTTACTCGGAGTCAGGCCAAAAAAAGTTAGCGCCCAAGGGCATTCTTACCTCCGACGTCTCTCCGCAGGAGGGACATTCTATGAAAGATTTCATATCAATACCAGGCTCGGCAGCATCCATGTGCTTCCGAAGTTTTCGCGAATCCATCGCTGGCATATTTCTAATAAAGTGTTTGATCTTGCCTTTATCTGTAATTCCATTAACCGAAACTAATGCAAACCCAAATCGATTAGTTACTAAACTATCTGCAATAGATCCTTGCTTCTTTTGCCGTTCGGAAATTTGACCGAGTTCTCTTTCGTCAGATCCGGTCAACAACCTGTATCTAACAGTTGCTTTACTACGCGGTAGTTCAAATTCAAAAAGATTGCTTCCTTCAGCTACAGGGGCTGTATCTAAACCTTTAATAGGAAGAGTGCCCAGATTAAATTCATTTTTAACACGAGAATTGCATGCTGGGCAATTTACTTCCGTATTATATTCTGCGCCATATCCTGTAATTCTTAGAGCAACCATTACAGCATTTCGATCGCCGGTAAGCATACCTTCGGGATCGATAGCTTTATCAATAAGACAGCTTCGAAGAAGTTCTGAAATAACTGTACCTTTTTTGATCAAAGCTTTTGATGTTAGAATATCTTCTTCTCGAGCAGTCATTGCTCGAATTTGTACGGTATCTTTTCCGTGAAGTGGATGATCGACAGGATATACGCGTCCTTTTGAAGGAAGCGGAACAATTTCCACTGGGATTTCAAATCCGAAATCATCCTTCATTACATTTTGTACAGTATACCCTTTGGCTTTTGCTTCACCTGCTGTGAAGACGTCATTTCCTGAACGTTTTGACATTTAAACTCCAATTTAAATTAAACAATCTATATAGATTATAGATAAAACAAAATTAATAGTAAAATTAATTTTTAATAAAACGGGGTAAATTATTCAGTTAAAATAATTTACCCCGTTTGCGTATTCATTTTGATTTAGGATGAAATTTCACGGTATTAATACTGCAGTACGCAGTTATCAAAACGAATGGTTAAACTAATATCCGTTGGTTCTTCCGTGGTGTAATCCAAATCGCCGAAGGTGGCATTGGTAAGGAAGCATCCCTTAATATCCCAAAGTTCCACAACAGTTCCAACAGGATCCAACATTTTTAATTGGCAATCCCGTTTGTAGAAATCTGCATAACCTGCTCGACCAGAGACGGATTCGAAGTGGGTTCTAACCCATTCCATAACCTGCTGGGCGCCAGATGGAGCGATTGGATCGTAAAGTGTTACAGTGATCGGATCGAAGTTAGCTTTACCAGCTAAATATCTTCGAGAATTCACAAAGTGAATTTCCTGCTCACCGATTGTGATATTTGGTCGAGCCGCGGATTTGATGAGAAATGCATCGATTCCCTCGATTGCAAAAACCCATCTAAATTTTCTTTTGGGCTCAAATCTGTTTGGTAATAACGCCTGGACGTCTAATGTTTCTGCCATTTTTATTTTCTCCTAAAAATATTAATACGCATTTATAAATATGCTCGATAATAAATATGCCTTACTTTAAATCTCTGCACCGGCATTTGTGATTACAAAGTCAAGAGAGATGAATTCAACAGCACGGGTAGGCTGAAGGAATATCTTTCCACGAATAGTGTTATTTTCTACATCTGCCTGTGTTGTTGTTGTCGTGTCAATAATTACCTTGAATCTATCAAGACCTTGCTGACTTTGAATTCTTGCAAGGATTGGTTCAACTCTTGCAGAGAAAGAAGCCAATGTAGATTCACGATTAGGTTCGAACAAGACGGTATTT